CTATCCAACATTTAAATATTAAATCTCGCTTCATTATACTTCTTATTAATATAGGTATATCACCAGGATCATCAGCATATTCCATTAATGGTAAATTAGATCCTTTTGCAAACATATTGACATATTCATCATTTAAATTTTTGCTCAAACATATCATTTATAAAAAAACATTCCAGATTTTTTAAAAAAACGTTTACGCATTTTACTTATTCTATGTAGTAACATAGTTCTATCTTCGTTGTATGTAAACCCGTATTGTTTAAATGCATCGATCCAATACTCTGTGTCTTGCTCGTTTACATGATGATGACCCCCTGTTCCGGGCGGAGCTGCTGTACAACAAACATATTTGGCTTTTGAAAAAACTTGCATATAGTTGTCCATGTATTGTTCATAAACATGTTCTAGAAATTCTACGCTCCAAGCAAGGTCAAACGTTTTGTCTATTTCTGGAGGTCCTAAAGTAAAATCGTGCAAGAGAGATGTGTCTGTAGTTTGGCATACCCTCGGATCTCCGTCTATTCCAAACCAGTCTATTTTTAATTCTGCTGCATCTTCTGCTACATCTCCAGGTCCGCATCCTATATCTACCATACTTTTAACTTTTAACTTTTGTTTCAAATGTTTTAATACAGGATAGTCTCTACAAGTATGACCTTGGTGTCCTCCTAAATGTTTAGGTATAATCATTTTTATCTCCGTGATATCTTCCAGTATTACTATTTAATAATATTTTCATTCATCATCTCATGGAGTTCAGTTTTCCATTCGTAATGATATTCGCAATTACGATAGTTTTCAAACCATGGGCCGCCTTCTGTGTAGTGTAACAGTTTAGGCTTGCCGTCTTCTGGCTGTTTATACCAGCCTACTAACCAGTTCCATTCATGTGATATTTCGCCTACTTCGGAGTCATCTAGCCAGCTGTATCTATGCAGATACGCACCTGTGATGTCTTCATTATTAACTAAATCTTGTGTAAGCTTTTTGTTACTAGGATGTCCGCAGTTTAGTAACATTACACTTGACCAGTTTTTGCGTGGATAAACTGTTTGTGTTTGCCCATCCATTTTTGTACCTTCTTTAGGCGTGTAATCGTGATGCGCACACATTACTGCATACTTGTCGTCGCATTGATCAAATAGTTCTTTGATGTCTGTAAGCAGTATCATATCGCAATCCATAAACAATGCCCAGCCATCGAAGTTACACAGCTCTGGTATTAAGAAACGTGTAAATGTAAATTCAGTTGATGCAAGTTTGTCTACTGGACGAGTATAACGTCCTTGTTCTCTTAATTCTTTTTGAATCAACGGAGTAACAGTTGCATTAGGCTGTTTGTTTAAAATGCTGTGCTTACACACTTGATATGCAATATCTTCTCTCGAATCATATCCTACAAATACTTTCATTCTTCTCTCCGTTCTATATCTGATTCTTCTAGTATATCTCCAAACCATGTTTCGATAATCTTAACAGGTCGGTCTGTGTTGTTATATGGACGATGCCATACTAGCTTACCTATGTCGTAACTTTGTTGAGGGTGTACGTCAGTAGTCTGCTGTACATTATTCCAATCGGTATCAATAGTAACAGTACCTTGTACTACATGCCAATGTTCTGATCTATGATAATGACGTTGATCTGATAAACTCTTGCCTGGCATTATTGTAAGTTCTTTTACAGCCCAGCCTGGTCCTGTGTCTAACACTCTATAAAATCCCCAAGGTCGTTCTGTCTTAGGTGACTTCCAGTCGCTTAATATCCAACTGCTTGAATTCTTTTTATCTTCGCCACCAACACCAAAAGCAAACTCAACACTAGGATATTCTCCGTAAGTTGTGTATTCTGGAGTTGTAGTATTGGTTCTATCTCCGCCATTCGCAAATATAATACTATCTGTCGTAGTTGATAGAACATGTCCTATTGCATTTACAGCAGTGTTATCACTATCATCAAATGCAAATACGTTATCTACACATGCTAATGCTTTTATAATATTACTACGTTCAGACCATGGCATAAATGGTCTGCCCTTTTTACGGATTAGCCATTCATCTGAATTAACACCTACCCATAACTGTTTTCCAAGTTTAGCGGCTGCTTCGAAATATGCTATATGACCTGAGTGAAGAGGATCAAAACCCCCTGTAACAATTACTATGTCCATACAAGTAATTATCAGCAATAATATAGTTTATTAGTTGATCTGACTATTCCAGTAATCTTGTTTATTTTTGAACTTTATCAATTCTTTTCTCGGGCCTTTACCTGTCCAAACAATTGATTTAGGTAAAATCATATCATAATCAGAATATTTTAAATCCATTTTATCAAAAACGCCGTGTTTAAATAATTCGTCTAATGCACGTTGATCATCAAACCATTGTAAATGTTTACCTGACAATAATTGTCTTAGCATATGTCTACTATGCTTATTTGCTTTGAATCCTACTGCACTTGCTAGAGGGCCTTTTTTCATATTCTTCCGATGTGTAATCCAACAATTATTAAAGTCATTTTCAAATTGTGTTTCTGTAATTGATCTTACAAAAATACTATCAGCATCTAACGATAATACGTTAGCATCTAATGGTAACACGTCAGCAAGAATAACAAATCTATGGTTACTCCAATAGTCCTTTTCTTTACCTTTATATTCTAATGGCGTTTTACTATAAGTGATCTTTACATTATTTTCAAGGCACCAAGTAAAATCTGCATCTTGCATATCGTACACATGTACGTGGTGACTTAAAAACGGAGCATAATACTTTGCACTTTTAATAAGAGGTATTATATGTTCTTGGAAATATTTTGTATCTCCAGATGTATAAAGATAATTAGAGTGAGGCATCTTCCATACCTGCTACCCGCAGTTTAACAACATTTGTAATCTGCCATTGCTTTTGATCAAGAGCTTTAAGTACACCTAACCACTTGTTGCGCATTAGTGCAAACTCGTTAATGATCTTTTCATAGTCAACAACGTCTGCCTCACCGTCTACGTATTTTTCAACGTCACGGCTTGACAGAGCTCGTTGATAGTTTTCGAGATATTGTTTAAAGAAAGAACTGCGTAGTCTTCGCAGCTCAATATTTAAATAGTTTAGTATGGCTTCTAGTTCTTGTAGCTGATTAAATCGATGCTCAACTATACCAGGCATTTCGGACGCTGCACGTTCTACATTGCCTTTTAGTTTTACTTCTAATTTTGCATCTACAAGTTCTGTTTCAAAATATTGTATAGCAGCAGGGATCTGATTAATATCCCTGCTAACATTACTATACCAACCCATTTAGTCTTCCCATTCGTTTAGGTCGTCATCTTCGTCGTCTTCTTCTGCTAAGTAGTATTGAATTGCTGCATCAAGATTTGACTCAACACCTAAACAATCTTTAAGTGTAATATCATCTATTCCGTAGTCAGCAAGAAGATCCACATACTTCTCGGCAGCTAGTTCGATTTGTTTTTTGTCTAAATATTCTTTAAACAAAGACCAAATATCGGCTATTTGTTCTTCATTCATTTTAGAATTGCTCCTCATTTTATTCGAAGCTCTCCTCATTTTCGTCAATGAGATCAGCATCTACTGTGTCACTATTTAGCACAGGAGCAAGTTTTTCTTCGTATTGGTTCATAATCATATCAAGCTTGTCGCCGATCCACTGCTTACGATAATCAAGGTGTTCTTCACCATTTACGTCGATATACTTTAGACGATTGCCTTGCTTTTCTAGCAAGCCTTTCTTTTCAAACAATTCTACTAGTCCGCTATAAGGATTCATACCTGTTTCGTATGGAATCTTTACTTGCACACCTTCGAACGGTTTTGCATAACGAGTCTTCATAACTTTACAGCCTGCACGTATACCACGTACTTCTGAAATCTTATTACCAGCCTCGTCTTCTTTTAGTTTCATCTTTTTCATTGCAACAACAATACTTGATGCATAGATAAAGCCTTGACCGCCACTAATTTTGTCATCTGGATCAAACATATCCTGTGATGCATAAGTGTGGTTAGTACATACTAAGCCTACGTTACAACTACCAATCATGTTAACTGTGTTACGAACAAGTGCAGTCAATTGCTTAGGCTTACGACCCA